AGAGATTTTGACTATATAGAAAAGTGCTTTTGTCAGCCTTATGTTAGTAACACTTTTAATACGTATTATGACAGATGTGTTATAGCGTGGCAGCCGTTACCAGAAGTATGTAGGAATGTGGCAACAGAACAGGAGGTGTAATAGATGGGTAGATTAATATATGCAGATAAATTACAAGGTGAATTTGATGAAATAATAACACACTTAGAAAGTACAGGTGTTAAGGAGTCTATTAGTAAAGAGGAATTTTTAAAGTGCCTTAAACTTCTACAAGGTTGTATTGACGAGCAACCGACAGCCTATGATATGGACAAGGTTGTGGATATGTGTGAAACAAAGGTATTAGGTAAGATATGTATTGGTTGTGGCTATTTAAAAGATAATGTTTGTACATATAAAGGTTGTAATTGTGGAGTTAGTAAGCCAATGTATGACGGTATAAAAAAAGTTTTTGAAGAAATTAGAGAGGGCGGTGTAAATGATTAAAATTTTAAAACTAGCGTTTAAACGCTTTTTAAAAACACTAATGTGGTTATCTATTATAGTCTCTATGCTTAGTTCTCTTATAGCAAGCGTCATTATAGCAGATGAGGTATCTATTTTATTAGGTTTAGTATTATTTATGCTGGGTTTATTCTTAGGTGAGGTTTTGTTAGTAAAGATTGAAAAATTAGTAGAGGAGGAAGTATATGACCAAAGGTGAATTATACATATGTGAGAAACCATTAACTATAAAACATTTATACACAGCTCCACCAGAATATACTATAACAAAAGACTGGGGTTTATGGCAAATAATGAGCATTAACAAAAGACGTAAAATGGTGACATTACAGAGACTAGAGGTTACTTATGATCAAAGAATGAAAATAGAATTTGATACATTTAAAGCTCATTTTATAAAAGCTCCATTAGTAGGCGAGGCTGGAAAAGAGGCTATAGTACCTATGGAGAAATTAAAAGAATTAGTTTTAGGAGGTAAGTAATAATGCAGATACAATTTACATTTACAGATGATAAGGAAATATTAACGCCTATTCATGTGGCAGCAGCTTTAATAGAACATACTACACACATAGACTCGCCAGCATTATTTAAGTGGTTTAGCCCACCAGCGGATATACAAACATTTGATACAGCTGACCTAAGAGAGATAGCAGAGCATTTATTAGTATACTGTAAAAACTTAGAGAGTGAACGTGATAACAATGGCAGCAGCGCAGATACTTAGGAGGTGGTAAGATGACACCAGAGCAAATAAGAGAGGTAGTTAGTATAGTGCTGGATGAACTGGAGAAAAGAAAACAGTACAAGCCATTTAACTACTCAGCTGTCTTACAGGTAATGGATAAGAGACTGTATGACTTCTTTAATGGAGTGAGTGATAAGGAGTTAGCTAGAATCTTAAGGCAATACTCAGATGACATATATATAGACGTCATCTATTTACATTATAGAGACCGTAAGACTATGGAGTGGATAGCTGAGGCTATGGAGAAAGATACTAGAACTATTAAGAGAAATAAAAAGCGCCTTATTATGAAAATGTATGAGGCTATAGAAAATGAGACGTCTTAACAGGCGTCTCTCTTTTTTAAAAATATTTACAAAATTTGTTAAAAAAGTGCTTGACAAATACGTATAATACACGTATAATATACGTATAAGGAGGTAAGAAATGAAACAAAGAGACTTAATAAAAAAGTTTGAAAAAGCTGGCTGGTGGTTATTAAAACACGGTAGTAACCACGATATATACACAAACGGAATAGATATAGAGCCAGTACCTAGACACCGTGAAATAAACGAAAGGTTAGCACAAGCAATAATCAAGCGCAGAGGGTTGTAAAACCCTCCAGCTTGAATATAATAAATATAAACTAATGGAGGTAATTTTATGAGAAAGGCATATAAAATAATATTGTCACCAGATGATCAGGGCTATTTTGTAACAGTACCAGACTTTAACTGTAATACAGAGGGTAAGGATATAGCAGACGCTCTTTATATGGCAAGAGACGTTATAGGAGCTATGGGAATCAGTCTACAGGATATGGGTAAAGATATACCAGAGCCAGATACAGTAGTGTATGAGTTAGAGGCTGGAGATATAGAAACTTATGTAGATGTAGATTTTACAGAATACCGTAAGCGTAATGATAATAAAAAAGTTAAAAAGACCTTAACTATACCGTCATGGCTAAATGAAAAGGCTGAGGCAGAGCATATTAACTTTTCCAGAGTGCTGGAGGAGGCGCTAAAAGATAGGCTAGAAACAGAAAGCTATTAGAGGACTCTTAAAGAGCCCTCTTTTTTTATGTCTTTAGGGTGACGTCACGTGACGCCATTGTAAACCCAACATTATAGAAATATAATGTTGGCATAAATACGAATAAAGGAGGTTGTGAATATGGACTTTACAGAATACGTTAAGCCAGAATTATTAGTAGTAGCAGCAGTTTTATACATTGTAGGGTTAATAATTAAGCAGACACAGAAAATTAAGGATAAGTATATACCAGCTATCTTAGGAGTTGCTGGCGTATTGCTTTGTTTATTGTATGTAATAGCTACAGAGGGTGTAACGCTTATGGCGGTATTTGTAGCAATTACTCAGGGTATCTTAGTTACTGGTCTGGCTGTATATGTTAATCAGCTATTTAAACAATCTCAGTCAAACTCTTAGGAGGTGGCTGAGATGAGTACAAATGAAATTATAGGAACGATAGCAGTAGTAGGAGTGCCTTTAGTAGTCAGTATTATAGCACTCATAAAACCTATCATTAACCTCAATACAAGTATAACTAAGTTAAATATAACTATGGAGCAATTAGTAGAAGATAATAACATTATTAGAAAAGAGCTTAAAGAGCATGAGGGCATATTACAAGAGCATGACAAACAGCTTTATTTAATAGCACACAGAAAGGAGTGAGAATATGATAAAGATAGCTATTGACGCTGGACACGGCTATAAAACAGCTGGTAAGCGTTGTTTAAAGAGTTTAGATAGTAACCAGACTAGAGAGTGGGCACTAAATGACCGTATAGCTGACAAGTTAGAGGAGTTACTTAGAATTTATGATTGTGATGTACAGAGAACAGATGACGTTACAGGTAATAAGGACGTAGCATTAGCTACTAGAGTTAAGACGGCTAATAACTTTGGAGCTGATATATTTATAAGCCTACACCATAACGCTGGTATTAAAGGCGGTAAAGGTGGCGGTACGGTTGTGTATTACTACAAGGCAACAGATAAGACAGAGGCACAGAAACTTTATAACGCTATAGTGGCTCAGACAGGGCTTTATGGTAACAGAGCTAATAAAACTCCATACGGTAATTTTTATGTTATCAGAAATACAAAAATGACAGCTCTCTTACTTGAAAATGGTTTTATGGATAGTGCTACAGATGTACCTATTATTTTATCAGAGGCGCACGCAGATAAGACCGCTCAGGGTATTCTTAATTACTTAGTAGCTAACTATGAACTTAAGAAGAAACAGAGCACTACACAGAGCATAAACACAGTACAGACTCAAACTAACTTTAAGGTAAAAGTTAAAGTGGCAGCACTTAACTACAGATCAGGAGCTGGCACAGAGTACGCTGTAAAAGGTGTCATTAAAGGCAAGGGTGTATATACCATAGTAGCCACAACTAAAGCTAAGAATGGAGCTACATGGGGTAAACTTAAGTCTGGTGCTGGTTGGATAAATATAGGCTCTGCTTATGTGACTAGATTAGTGTAAGGGGTGATAGTATGGCTCAGTGGAGTAAAAAGGATATTGTCATAGAAAATATGGACAAAATAAAAGAGTGGCTGAGTCAGGGTGTTACTATTGGAGCTATAGCAAAAAACTTACATATTAGTAAACAAACTCTCTATAAATATTTGAATTTGGAGGGTTTGGACACTATAAAAAATGCAAGAGCTCCAGCGGTAAAACATTTAGAAAATACTATGTTTTCCTCAGCGTTAGGTCATACCAGACGAGTTAAGAAATACCAAAAAGTAAAAAAGTGCATTTATGAAGATGGTAAAAAACTAGAGGAGTGGGAAGAAATGGCAGAATATGAGGAGGAGGTTTATTATCCTCCAGATATTACAGCTGGTATATTCCTACTTAAAAACTGGGGTAAATACATGAATGAGCCAGCAGCACTAGATATACGCAAAAAAGAGCTAGAGCTTAAGGAGAAACAAGTGGAGGCTAACTTATGGTAGCTTTACTTAGGAGGATAATACAAATGATATTTAATTTATTTAATAAAGGTGATATTAAGCCAGTTAGGAAAGCTAGTGGCTCAAATATATTTATAGATGACAGCGCTAATTTACCGCTTGTGTCTATGTGTGTATATGGTAACAGTACACAGGATGGAACACCGACACCTGATAGTCCTATTGATATTGTAAGCGTAGGAGATAGCGGCACTCTTGATATTAAGAGCGTGGGTAAGAACTTACTGGATATGACACATAAAACAGGAACAACTATATATGAGGTAACAAGTACAGTAAATGAAGACAAGAGCGTATCTTTAAATAGTAATGGTATAACAAGCGTTGATGTTTATTTTACTATTGGTAAGTTTAACTTTAAAAAAGGAGAGTCATATATATTAAGTGGTTGTCCTGTTGGCGGTAATAGCAATACATTATATTCATTATATGTAAATATTGACGGAGGATATAAGCATGATATAGGAAATGGTGTACTAATTACGCCTCAAGCTGATAGTGAGTGTAGTATTACAGCGTTGCTTAGAAAAGGGAATACGGCTGATAACCTTACGTTTTATCCAATGTTAAGACTAGCTGAGGTTAAAGACGCTACATACGAACCTTACAAAGAAAATGTAACTTATATCTCACTTGACGAGCCTTTACGAAGTGTGGGCGAGGTTAAAGATGAAATTGTTAAGCAAGATGGTGTGTGGGGTGTGTTGAGAAGAATAGCGTGTAAACAATTAACTACTGCCTTTAAAAATCAAGGCTCAAATTCTAACAACTATGGGTATTATCAAAGGTTTGGCGATGTGGGGGGTACAACTGTCTTGTCAGATAAATTATCTTACAAGCCTATGACTACTGTATTAGCTGATGGAGCAACAATGGATACTCTTGGGGTTAGTGCAACTCCTTTATATGGTGGCGTTGTATATTTTAATGTAGGCTATTATTTGACAGATAATACAGTAGAGGGAGTAACTGCTTGGTTAGCCGATAATCCTATAACTGTAGAGTATGAATTAGCAACCGAAACCTTTACACCATTCGCAGACCAGACACCATTTAACAATATGGTAACTTATAATCCTGTTACTATAATCAGTAGTGACGCTGAAATGGATATAGAGTATGTAGATATGAGTTATGATCAAATTGTAGGTAAGATTTATGATGAATTGACTGACATTAACTCTCGTATTACAAGAATAATCACGCCAGAACTTGTAAAGAGTTATTATGTTGCTATGGGTGTTACGTTTAGTTATGACAGTGACATAAATGGTATTATTGGTACTGGTACATGTAACGGTAGCGGTGTAAATTACAAACTTACAAAAGTAAGTTTAAAACTGCCTGTAGGTACTCATGAGTTAAGTGGTTGTCCTATGGGTGGCAGTAGTTCTACTTATTGTCTCCAGTTAACAAATAGTGACGGTGCGGTTATTGTTAAAGACTATGGTTGTGGTGCTGCATTTACTTTAACAGAGGAGACAGTGGTGGATATTTACGCCTATGCTAAATATGGAGCTATACTTACTGATGAGGTATTTACTCCAAAGATTAAACTGAATGTAGAAAACAAATTTAAAACAGTTAAATGTAACATTAGTAAGCAAACAATCTCAAGCGGTGTAACAACATTTACTATAAAGGATGAGCTTGGTGACTTTACAAGTGATAATTCTATTATATTAGGTGTTTGCTATTACGATAAGGCAGATGGAATATATGGAGATAAAATGATAACAGGAGATGTAACGTCTTTCAGTGCAAACTTAAGCACAAGTGGTATTACTGTTTATGTTTATTCTCCAGCCTCTTGGTTATCATATGGCGGTTATATTGCAGTTACATTAATGAAGTTGTAAAAAGGAGTATTATACATGAGCTTGTATAACTTTTACCGCTCTAAGCAGTGGGAGAACTTATTAACAGTATTACGTAATGAACGTATAGATAGCAGCGGTAATATTATTTGTGAGCACTGTGGTAAACCTATAGTAAGAGCTTATGATTGTATAGGACATCATAAGATAGAACTTACTGAGGAGAATCATACAGACTATAATATATCTCTTAATCCAGATAATATAGCTCTGGTACACCATAGGTGTCATAACTTGATACATAACAAACTCTCTTACTCACAGCGTCAGGTGTATATAGTATATGGCTCACCATTAAGTGGTAAGTCATCATATGTAGCTGAGGCTATGAGTGAGGGTGATCTGATTATAGATATGGATAGTATATGGCAATGTGTGAGCGGTTGTGACAGATACATT